TCGTGGCTCCCCCAACTGGGCTCGAACCAGTGACATCATGATTAACAGTCATGCGGTTTGTTTTGAAAAAGTCAGTGTTTATCGGCACTTTCGGACTTTTCGAACTGTGTCTGTAGTAAATCTGTAGTAATTGAAGCGATTAAAAAATATTTACTTTTTCTAAAAATATTTTAAAAAAACGCTTGACATATCACGCAATGCGTGATATGATGTAATCAAGATAAAGGAAAGGGAAATCACAAATGACAAGAACAGGCGATAAGTTTTTAACGGTGAAAGATTGGTTTGCTAATAAGGTAGCGAACGAGCTTGGCAAGAACATCACAATGTGTGATGTTTTCGCAATCCTGAAAGAAACAGAAAAAGCCGTATATGCAATGCTTAATGTTGGTTGTTATCAGCGTAAAACGATGTGGGTTCCCAAATCCGTGCTTATTGAAGAAGACCCAGCAGAACATGGAGATAATCGAGTAATCTATACAGATGATTACGACAGAGCAGTTGAGCTCTTCAAAGACCATTGGTCAGACTATGTTTAAGCAAAGGAGTAAATACTATGAAAATCAAAACATTTAACGATTTCAAAAATCTTAAAAAGGGAACATGGATTGATGATTATAACGGCACATATGAAGTAGTCAGCACTTATCGTGAACACAATTCATGTATCGGACTTGCAGAAGTAATGTGTCCGGATGACAGCGGCGAATATGCATTAGGAACAGAAAATCCGAATGTAACTTTTCTTGACATCAAAGGAGCTGAAATCATCTCTTGAATACTATCTATATTGAAGAATCTGCCTACTCTTATCTCCGAGAGTGGGCAGACAAAGACAGATTGAAATGTTCCTTAGCTGAACCATTTTTCCACAAGTGTGAAATCCGAAAAAAAGACAATCCTGAATACGTGCTATATGTCGAATCGAAAGAACTTCAAAGAAGATTTTCTCTCAAAATCAACAAAAAACTGTTTGCTAAAGGCGAGTTCTTTCCTACTCCTGAAGGTACGAACGATTTTCAACTGCACTATAAGCTAGCCAAGGAAACTGAAACAGGACAAGAACAGCTTGATGTAATGATGACCTTGATAATATCGTATATTCACACGAACGCTTTCTTATGGTATGGAAATTTTCTTGACCGTGACAAGCGAGAATTTTCCGCTGTAGGAAAGAATCAAAAAGGCAACAAAACAATCGTGTTCAGACCTTTTCAGAACCAACTATACGCTGCATCAGTCGGCCGTCACAGAAGCCCCGAAGGTGTGTTCCAAGTTCGCGGACACTTCCGCAGATATCAGACCGGCAAGGTCATTTGGATTGACGGCTACTTAAAAGGGGTTGATAAGATTGACGATTAAAGAGGCACGAAAGAAAGCAGGATTAACACAAGCTAAAATGTCTGATTTGCTCGAAATCCCAAAGAGAACTATCGGTGATTGGGAAACCGGCACGAGGAAACCACCCGCATATGTTGAAAAGCTCATAATCCGCGAGCTTGAAAGGATTGCAACAGAAAATAATAAATAATAATAAATTCCCCTCACCTATCTTTAATGACAGTGTGAGGGGAATATTTTTGCAATTATGTGTTTGTCAAGACATTAAAAATGTCCTTTAGGTTTTAATCAGCTGAGTGCTTTTTTAGCGTTGGCGATTTTGCTGTCTTTTGCTCGAATACCGTCATTGATAAGATGATAGATAGCATTGATTGTCTTCTCGCCGACAATGCCGTCAACTGTGACCTTACCTGCTCTCTGTGCCTCTTTAACAGCCTTTAAAGTGCCGTCACCGAAACCGTTTGAATTATCGACTTTTGTTTTGATTATTTTCATGTTGTAAAGAGTAATCAACTGCTTTTTGAATGCAAGTGTTGCTGTGTTATGTGCACCAAATTTAATCATTTCTTCTTCCTCCGTATCTGTTGTTTTTCCACTGAGCTGTGCAGTTACTTCGTCTGCAAGATTGCCGAGCCTGTTATAGAGCCAATCACCTGGGCAAGATTTATTTGCAAACCACCTATGTACAGTCAAGACCATTTCACCTGATTTTGGCGAATAGTTTAAAGTCTTGTCCTCGTTACCGAACCAAAGCAGTTTAGTCTTGCCGTTACGCTTGCAGATGTCAACGCAGAGTGCAACGAGTTTGTTATACACCTTGCTGTTCATGGTGTACGGAGCTACCGTGTCGCTTGCACATTCGATTGTGACTGCCCTCTGGTCATTTGCGTTTGATGAACTACACCAAGAGCGATTGCCTTCATCAACGCAGAGCAACACTCTACCGTCATAGCCGATACCGTAATTACAGCTTGCCTCACAAGCTGTATTCTGAAAAATATTTCCGAGAGTTTCAACAGAGCACTGACCTACAACGCAATGCGGAGTAATGCGGTCAATGCTGTGTGTGCGTTTACCGCTGTGATTTGGCGATAATTTAGTGTAATTTACAAGTTTTGAATTACTCATAGTCATTCCTCACTTTCTGAATCTGTTTTCGTTTCGACTGTTGTCTTTAATCTCTTGACGATTGACACCAAAAATTTCGGCAATGGGATTCCGATTTCCGAAAGGTTTTCAAGGATTGAAATTAATTCGTTGATGATAAACCAAATCGTCACAATCATTCCGATACAGTAGTTAATCCGCAGATCGATTCCGCAGTTGACAAGTGCCGAGCTGATGAGATAGTCGGCAACAATACCGACCGCTACGGCTACGATATAGCCTACCTTTTTGATGATACCAGTTACCCCGACACGGCTGTTAAGCGTGTGGCTGATGTATGCCTGTGCCATTCCTGTGATATAGTCGATAATCATTACCGCAATCATCACAGCAAACGGCACAAGTAAGATGTTAAGATATGCGACAATTGCTCCGCACACAGTGGCAAATAATGCTTGTAAAATGTTTTCTTTCATTGTTTACACCTCACTTTCTATCGGCTTATCAACGGTTGGATTATCACCCCATACAGCCATGACAGCGTTATAGTATTCATCAGACAGCACCGTTTTGAGCTGTTCTCTGCCCGATTTGCTGTTCATGTATGCGTTGCGGATGTTTCCGCCGACCTGCATTTCTTCACCGTTAAAGGTCAAAAACTGCTGTCTGAGTACCGACACGCTGTCCTTTGTGAGCATATCAAGTGTGATTTTTTCTTTAAGTTCCATAATTTTTACCTCCGTTATTTAATTTTGTACAAGCAAATCACATTAATTTGCTCGCCGTCTGCGAATGTATATACGGTCTTATCCTGAGTCGAAAACTGTAGCCAAGTGTTATTTTTCGGAATGGCAAATTTAAAGAGTTTGCCAAGGTTTGAAATACCGACACAAAAAACATTGTCCTCGGAAATACATTTGTACGGCAAATCAATCAGCGGACACATGCTATTGCCACCAAGAGATACTGCGTTCATTTTGACCGTTGCACTGACGATTACGATGTCACCAATCGTCTTATATGTACAGTTTGCACTTTTGATTTTATCGGTGACGGTTGAATACGGTGTGAGTGTTGATGTACCACTTTCAATATTTGACGAATCGTATTTAGTCGCCAAGGCGGTTTTATCTGCTTTAACAAGCAGAGCGTTGTAAACCGTACCGCTTGTCAGATAACACGGGCTGTTATTCTTTGGTTCGCTGTCGAACGGCATTGAATCGAGCTTTCGGGCAATACTCTTGTCTGTTTTATCAAGCCTTGCTCCAAGCGAATTTTGACCGCCTCTTGCTGTGGCAATCTCTCGGCTGATTTCGACAAAACTGCCAGCACTTTCGTTGTTTATCTTGCTGTTTTCGGCGAGGCTCGGAGTTACCATGACTTTTAAGGTCAGCGGAGTGTTTAATACCTGCGTTTCACCGTTTGCAATCTTAATTTCGATTGCCAGGAAACCCGACATAGACTTGAAATCTTCGAGCGGAACAGTAATAACATCTGCCGTGCTGTTCAGTATGCAAGCGACTGAATCTGAGATTAAATATCCATCAGTTGCAAAGGTTGCAGTTACTGTGCAATCTGCAAAGGTCAATTTTTCACCGCTTGCCGTTAAAGTAACATCAAGATAGCGTGTTGCTTTATCGTTGACATTGACAACACCAACAACATTCGGTGCGTTGCGGTCATTTACATCAATTGTAATTGATTTATGTTTCATACTAATTGCCATTATCTTTTAAACCTCCTTTGAATTTTGAGCAAATCAGACATTGACATACTTAAGTCGCCGATTGTAATTTCTTTGTATTTCTGAGATACACTATCGTAGACCGTTTTTGAAATTCTTCGGCTAAGATTAGTGCCGTCCGGCATTACAACCGTCACTTCGTCATAAAGTTTGATTGCGTGCATTTTTGTAAGCTCATTTTCGAGAGTTACTTTTATGCTCAGTGTTTCCGATGTTTGTTCCGTCGAATAGTTATAATTAGCGACCGCATATCGCAAGGCATCTCTGACTTCTTCGTAGTTTTCGCCGGTGCTTGGGTTTAAAGTGTATTTCTTGATTTTATTGGTGCAATCAAATAAATATGTGTTTTTAATACTCCGTTTTAAACCTGTTTCATATGGTTCAGGGCTTGACACGACGACTTCTTTATTATTAGTAGTGTTGCATCGTGCGTAAGGCATAACATGTGTATAGTAGTTGCCGATTTCAGCAGTCTGCTTATAATCTGACACATTAGCGCCGAAAGCTATGCGATAGCCGCTTTTCGCACCTGCTGTGGTGATTTTTTCAAAATGAATATCAAAATTGTTAAAATACAGAACACCGTCAAACTGATTTATCAACCCTTCGTCATCGTCTTTGAAGATATCCTCAAACTTTACCGCCTGTGAATAGCCCAAGTAAATTCTTTTCTTTGCTGTGATTGATGAACTGAAGCTAAACCACTTATATGGGGCTTCCGTAAACCACATATGCAGAGGTTCTCCTACTATGCTGTAGTCTCGCATAAAGTGGTCAATGAGTTCTTTCGGCGTGCCATACATCGATCCGTCCATTGCACGAGGAATTGTTCCGTTCTGAAAGAACATTCTTGACACATGTTCGCCCGACACGGTTAAATCACCGTTTTTATCGACTTCTATTTTTGTGACAAAAAAATACTGTGGCTCGGATACATTATTTACTTTCGCTTTGACATATGAAGTTATTTTAATTTTCGGCGCGAGCTTATCCGTGCTTTTTATTTTCATGCTAAAGCTGTATGTGCCATTTTGCTCCATTGTCGTCAAAAACTCGGTGCATTCAGTCAAAAAACCGAAACCATTAGATTCAAACAATGGTGTTGGATTTTTGTAATAGTCAGCGATGTTATACAAAATAGGGTACATTACAATCTCCTCCAATTCGGTTTAATTTCAATGTCAGTAAACGCATTTGCACTTTTTCCTGAGAGTTTTATTTTATTCCAACCGGGCAAAAACTTTGGAAACTCTGTGCAGATTATGCAATTGTTTGCCAAACTCATGCCGTTGTTGAAAGAAGCGGACTGCTGTTCGGAATCAAGTTCAATATAATCCTTATCCGATGATGTTTTAACCGTTAAAGTTTGGCTATCATTAACCGTCAGCGTCAACGGATTAACTTTTGCGCCTTTATTGATAATCTTGATGAAAGGCTCTGCGGTGTAATTTTCAGGATTATAGACCTCGATTTCTGCGTTTTGTGTCGAAGTTAATTTCGGTCTGATAATCTCCTGTCCCAAGTCACTGTACCAATACGGTATTCGACTAAAATTTATTGTTGTTGACAAGCAAAGGGGGGCAACCTCTTCTATTGGCTCAATTCCTGTACAAATCGCTTTTGTAAAATAGCCAGGGTTATATGAATCCTTAAAGATTTTATACTCGCCGTCCCAAACGGTAAGCCATTCTGCAAACGCTCTTACAAGCTCAGCATTGCTTTCGTTCGGTACAATGTACGGATAACTGTTGACCTCAATCTGCATTTCAACATTATCGAAAACACCATTGTCGGAAATCGCTCCGCCGTTTTTGCCGTAGACAGGGGTAAAATCAAAATTACGCTTTGCAATTTGATATTTAGGAGGTGTAGTTATAAAAAATCCCAATGTCCGCAAATTGGTGCCGTTATATGTAAAACTATGCCTCATCTTTAACCTCCCCATTTTGATACTTCACAGACAAGTGTCTGCATGATCGCATTTGATACACGGCGGTTAAATTCGTCAACATCCATGTCATTATTGATATTTACATCGCCTGCAAATTTAATCTCAATCGTAGGTAAATTTGTAGTAACAGCTTTCAACATTTGACCGTTTACTGTCGCATTTTGGCTTTGCGTGCGAATGTCTGCAAATTTATTGTTCACCGCTCCAATTGGATTACATTCAACCGCTGACAAGGCCCTTGAGGTTAAAGACCTTACCGTCTTTTGTGTTTCGGCAATTTCATCGGCGATTCCAAGACGATAACCCTCGCCGAAGTAAGCTCCAAGTTTCCTCGTCTTTTTTGATGGTGAGTGTGAATCCTGTGCATTTGCAAGAGAAATAAGACCTGTCTCTGCGAGTTGTCTGGCCTGCCTATTCGTTTCCGCGTGAAGACTTCCTGTAGGTCCGCCCTCGCTCAAGCCTTTAATATAGCCCTGAGTAAAATCCTTACCTTTTTGATAGCCTTTGTTGTAACTCTCTGAAAAACTGTTTTCGGCTTTGCTGAGAACCTTTTTGCCTGACTTATCAACTTTATCAAGGGCATCTTCATTTTTCATACCATCACTTACGCCCTCAGTGCCGTTTTTGCCTGCAGTTTCGCCGTTGCCTTCAAGTTTTTTAAGCTCCCCGGTTGCCTTATCTACAAGCTCTTTTGCATTATCAACCATTTTTTGGGTTACGCCCGGTTGATTTTCAGCCATTGCAGTTTTTAAGAGTTCGTAGTTTGCAGTAAAGTTCGTGAGCTGATTTTCAAGGCTCTCTTTCGAGCCTGTTTCGGCATCAATAAAACCTTCTTTGATTTTCTTCTGCTGTGCGTTGATTTCGTCAGCTTTACCCGTAGCAATTGCGGCAACCGTGCCGTACATATCATTGTACTTAGCAAGTTCAATTTCTGCCCTTTCCTGCAATTCTTCGGCTTCTTCGACTTGGTCTTTTGTTACGCCTTCAACCCCATCTTTGTATGCCGTTTTTAGATTCTCAGCATTTGTCTTAAAATCATTGACCTGCTGTTCGAGAGCATCTTTAGTGCCTGTTGTGTATGTAACAATACTGTTCGCGACATCCGACATTGCGGCTTTAATTTCTTCGGTGTTACCTTTTGCGGTTGCCGCTGTGAGGTTTTCGTAGTTTTGAATCGTGCTATTATAATTGACGAGTTTTCTTTGATACTCGTTATATTTGCTTTCAACTTCCTTAAGAGTTTTTTCTTTCTCTTTGAGGTTATCTTTAGCTTTTTGACTTTCAGCACCGTATGCCGCGCCAAATGATGATAAAGCACGCTCGTTTTTAGCTGTATTCTGCTTATTCTGTGCGTCTTTAAGGTATTTTTGATAATCGGTTTGCGAGATTTTTCCGTTCTCAAATGCCCACCCCGCGATTTTGATTATTCTTTTGTTTCTGTCAAGTCCTCCTGTATTATATTTTTGTGCGGTTTCCGCTGCACTGTCGCGCTCTTCTTGTGCTTTTTTCTTTTTGGCATAAGCATTTATTGCATCAGTTTTTGCTCCTGCAAGACCCGATACAGCAGTCTGATAAGCATCTTCTGTAGCTGATAACATAGCAAGAGCTTTCTTTGATTCAAGTGCATCATCAATTGAGCCTTTAAGGTCTTTATATGATTGAATAACATTACCGTTCCAAGTGATTTCATCGTCTGTAACTCGGCTCAATTCATTGGTAATAAATTTTGCTCTGTCCTCGTAACCTTTCTTGACTTTGCCGTTTTGGTCTACAATTCCTTGCAATTCGCCCCACAAATTGTCATAATATTGAAATTCGCTTTCAACCTCAGCCGCTGCATCTTTTTTGCTCTGAACATATTCATCATTGGCATCTTTCAACTCTTTGATTTCTTCTTTTGCTTTTTCCTGAGCTTCGTTAAGTTCTTCTTGGGATTGTTTTGCACTGTCGTTAGCCTCTGAAAATGCCCAAATTTCGCCTATAGCACCAACAACTAAACCTGCAACTAATCCCCACAAATTTGCTTTTTGAGCAGTGTTAAGCCCCTCTTGTGAGATTTTAGCGGCATCTGTTGCCGCTTTCAAAGACTTGTAAGCTCCCCACAGATTTTTGATTTCTGTAACTATTTTAGTGGCCTTTTTACCCGACCAAATAGCAGTAGTTAAAACACCAATCTGTTTTAGCGTCGGAATAATATCATCTGTATGCTTGCTCGCAAATTTACAGAGTTTTTTGACTTCCGGAAACAGCGATTTGCCGATAGGATTAATAACATCGGTTTGCACCGTTCTGCCAAGGCTTGCCCAATCAGCTTCAACATCATCATATTTGATGTCTTTAATCTTTTTCATGGTATTTTTGGCCTTGTCGGCGGAGCCATTAACTTTCATTAAAGCTTTTACACCGTCTATGCCCAAATCTTCCCACATCGTACCGAAGAGGTCAACACCTGCCTGATTCTGCTTGACCTTATCGTCCATCTCAAAAAGAGCCTTTAAGACTTCTGATGTTGCGGATTTTGCGCTGTCTCCGCCTTTTGCAAATCTTGCCTGCAAATCCTCAATACTACCTTTTGTGCCTTTGCCTGCTGATTCGAGATTTGCAAGATTTTCTTCAGCAGTTTTTAGCGCCTTTGAATATTGTTCAATTTTATCGGCATTCTTTTGCTTTGTTAATTCGCTCGTCGAATTGTTAAAGCCTTTTTGCTCCTCTTTTGCATAGTAAAGATTTTTTTCGAGCTTTGCGACTTCATCTTTGGCTTTTTGAATGTCCTCAGCTGAGGCTTTTGCGCCGTAACCAAGAAGAGTAAATCCCTCCTGCGTACTCGAGGTTGTATCTTTAGAACGAATTCCAAACTCTTTCATGGCATCGCCAAGCTTGTCGATACTGAAAGTACCTGCTTTAGAGCCATTTTCAAGCGAATTAAAAAACTCGTTTGCATCATAGCCGAGTTGCTTGTAATGTACGGAGTATTCATTGATTGTATCAAGCAAATCACCGTTTTTATTAAGGCCTTTTTGACTGCCCTGCGCAATGAGATTAAAAGCATCTTCGCCTGTTATGCCAAACTGCTCCATAAGCATGTTGACCGCTCTCAAGGTTTCGACAAAATCGTAATCGTATGTATCTCTCAATGTAAAGAGATTTTCGGTCATATCTTTAAGCTTACTTGGATTGGTCTCGTTCGTTGTCTGCTTAATCAAAGCAAGGACATTTGCAACTTCTTCCTGAGATTCGCCGAAATTTCCTTTGTAAACCTCTTCAAGGACATCTTTGTACTTTGTCATCTCCTCGGCGGTCAAGCCGGTTTGAGCCTGCAAGGAATTTAAAGCTTTTTCTTCACTGTTTGCACTTATGACAGTTCCGGTCAACGCTCCGCCAACCGTTGTTGCCGCTGCGCCTGCTTCTTTTAATGCATCACCAACAGCAGATTTGAGATTGTCAGCAGAGGATTTAACGTCATCCATTTCTTTTTTGACCTTGGATAAATCAGTTTTATTCGACTTATTTTCAAGGTTTTCAACCCCATTTGCGACTTTATCAAATTCGTCTCTTGTCTTGTCAAGTTGTTCGTTAAAGGAGTTGAGTTTGCTTTTGGTTTTTTCAACTTCACGCTGATAAGCTCTGTACTGCTCCGTTGAAATTTCGCCGTTTTTTGCCTGCTCTTCAACTTGATTTTGTACCTCAAGCAAGCGGTCAAGGGCAGATTTGCTGTTTTCAATTTGTTCTTTTAGCACTTCTTGCTTTTGAGCAAGTAAGACAGTGTTTTCGGGGTCAAACTTTAATTGTCTGTTAACAGCCGACAATTCGCTCTGTAAGCTCGCCGATGAGGACTGTACAGCTTTTAGGGATTTCTGCAAGTCCATTGTATCGCCTGCAATTTTGACGGTAATACCCTTAATTGTAGATGCCATATCTATCCTCCAACTTTTTGTATCTGTTCATAAACTCGCTATACTGCTTTTCCGAGATTTCTTTACTTTCAAATCTTTCTGTCACGAAAGGCAACACAGATTTCATTTTCTGATATTTTTCTTCATCTTCATGGATGTTTTTATTATTTTGCAATGCAAAATAGGTTTCGATATAATCCAACACAAAACCTATTGTAAATCTTTGTAAATCAGCGACAGTCAGACCACACCTGACGGCATAAGATAAGACCTCTTTCGCCGTCAGGAAAGTTTTAAATCCGTTTAGGTCGCTGTCGCTGTCGCTTTTGGGCTGTCGCTTTTAAGGCTGTCAACGATGAGCTCGATAATTGTGTCAGTCGCCGAAATAGCGTCCTTAATGCTGATTTCTTTCGCCCAAGTCTTAAAGTTGGAAATTGTATCGTCCGCCGTCTTTGCCGCTGCCCACAAAAGCTTTACGGCAGAACCGAACTTTACATCGTTAAGATTTTTAACCAGAACACGGTCGGCATCACGCAGAAAACTGTGGCCTTTGAATGTGTCCTCGTAGATGAGCATTGTGTAAGCCGTAACCTCAACCTCAACATTTTTATCGTTAATAACAACTGTGTCTTTCATTAGCTCTTAGCCGCCTTTGTAGTGTCTGATGAGGCCTGATCTGTAGGAACTGCCGATTTTGCAGCCTTTACAGCCTTTACAGTAGGAGTTACAACGCTTTCGGGCAGAGTATCTGCATATGATGTGTAGCGCACAAAGTCATTGTCAGGGCGTGGTTTTGACGTGATTGTAAATGTTGGGAACTGTGGATCAAAGTTACCCTCTGATGTCTTGTCGTTTCTGCTCGCTCTTGCTGCTACGCAGTCAAAATATGTGTCAATCTCGTAGAGCTTGTCACCTTTGTATGTTTCCTTTGCGGCGAGGAGGGCAAATCTCGGCATCACTTTGATACCGCCCTTCTCAATAATGCCGCCCTCTGTAGCTTCATCATTGCCAAACCAATCTTTTTCGATGTCGTCGACTGCTGAAATAAGCTCAAGACTGATTGTGTAACCGCCATTTGCACTCGCTACAATAATAGGCAAGCCGTCAGCGTAGATTGTGTTTGAATCGCCGATAGGCTCTGCACCGATACTTCTGCCGCCTGCTTCATCGGATTTAAACCAAATCGGTGTTCCGTATGTAATTTCGCCTGTGCTGCCTTCTGTCAGCACAGCATAACCAACTTTTCTGATCGTTTTATTCATAAAATAAACACTCCTTATGTTTTTAAATTCTTTTTATACCGCTCAAATCACCGCCACCAAAAGCTTCCGATGATTTAATGAGCTTTTTTATTCCGCTTTCAAATTCTTCGTGTATTTTTTTCGTCGCAGGAGCAATATGCATCTTCGGCTGTATCGTTCCGCCTTTTTTACCTCTCTTTTTACGAGCTTTTTCAAGAAGGTGTGTAAGCCGATACTCGGGTTTTTCCGCATAAACTGTTTTTTCGTAAAACCTGAATGTTTCGTTCGTGATTTTAATTCTGAACGATTTGCGATATTTTTTTCTGTAGCCGACAGGTGCTTCTTTTTTGATTGCGTTTTTAAGTTCTTTGGATTTTTCGTCAACCAACAATCGCACACCCATTTGGATGTCAGCCGAGTAGGTTGCAAGTTCTTTTGATAAAGTATCGCCGATTCTGTCAATACCGACTTTTTTGTAACTACTCATCAAAAGTCACGCCCAAATTGTAATAAGTTACACAAAGTTTATTTGTCGTGTCCCACGCTCGGTTCGGCTTTTTCCAACCGAAGCCGTTTTCGTTGAGCCATTTTTCAAACTTTGTTTCGCTTGCATGGTCATCTTTCGCTGTGTAGAGTTCTATGATGATTTTTGCATTTAACCAAAGCAATTCACCGTTTGCGTAAGTTCCTGTTTCTTCATCCTTGAAATAAACAAGATAGGGTGCAGGAGTTGATTTGTTGTAATCCGCCTCAACACATTTAATGCCACACGATTTAATGAGTTCGACAAATTCGTCGTAATTCTTAAAAAACATCTGCACCACCCTCATACAGTCCCCTCTGTGACAGGCTCACAATCGAGCAAGGGGGATTTTTACTTTTGTCATGCTGTATCTGTTCGATTTTAAACCTTGTGCCGTCAATGATAACCGCCATATCAGTTCTCAAAGTTTCATCTTTGTGAACATGGATAACTTTTGACAATTCAATATCGTTCTGCTTTGCACCATAAAAACGAGTTACACCGATTTTTTCGTTGCCAAAACGATATTTTTTCAGGCTGTCGGCGATGATGTCATCGTTTTCGTCGGTTTCATAGATTTTCGCAACACCGTCATTAAAGGTTAAAAAATCTATGTTATTCTTCAAAATCATAGCTTTTCACCTCATATTCCTGCCTTAATTTCAGAATTTCGCTTTCAAAATTATGGTCGAACATTTCAACAGCGTTCGAGTAAGCATAACGGCAGTAATCAAACAGCAAACTTCTTGCTCTTGTTGGTCGCTCAAAATCCTCATCAGTTAACAGAGGGTTATAATCGCGGAGGTGCTGTTTTCCATTGGCTATAATTAACTCAATTTTTGACTTTGTACCTTCATCTGTTTCAATGTGTTCGCGGTCGAAATCAAGCATATTAACTACATCGTTCATGATTCCCATTTTTCAACACCTCCGTGATAAATTAAACTGTTGTTGCCTGATTGAGAGTTACCTTAATTTCAGCAGGGTTGAGCACCGAAATGTCGAGCTTGATAAAATCGTTTGTGTGGAGCGAAAAACCTGTTGCATAAGCCTTAATAAGATAAACTCTGTTATCCTCAATAAACTGATACTGGTCAGAGTAATCAAGCTTACCTTCCTTGCCTGTTGAGAGGCAGGCTTTATATCTTGAGAGCTGACCGATAACAGCGGTACCTTCTGTAACCATTTCAGACGGATAAACATTCGTCGGGAAGGGGAAGAGGTTGTTCTTGTACGAGCCGTCTGTGGCAAGCACAGTCGTCGCAGGAATAATCTTTGTGAGATAATCCACAGGATTTACGATGAGGTCAACCGATGTGATGTTGTTTGTCTTGCCGCCCTTGCCCTTCGCAAGCTTGGCAACAACACCCATATACGACTTAATGTCAAGACTTGTGAGCTTTGTTGCTGTCTTTTCGGTGTAAGCGTTTGCCTTTACTGCTCCTTCGGGGTCTTTAAGCATACCAATCGGCTTGCCATTGCCGTCGCCGTTGATAAAACCGTCCTCGAGGGCATATGCGAGAGCGTCCGCAAGGATTCTGCGAACATATGCATCAATGTATATAGCGCCAAGGTCAAGCATATCCTTCGGAACAGGGACAAAGGCGCTTACCTTTGATGTTGAGAAATCCTTTTCCTGAATCGTGCCTGCAAGCTCCTGTGTGATTTTTGAGCTTAAAGCGCCCCACGCGGCGAGCTGTTTTGTGTCTGTGGCAAAAATCGCCTTAACAGAGCCGTATGTGTTTTCGATGCCGATTGCATCAAGCAGCGGATGATTGTTTGTAATGTCCTCAAGCACGGTGTCAAGAATCGTCTGCGGAATTGTAACATCAAGACCAGTGAGAGCCTGCTTAACATCAGCAGATTTTGCCGCTGTTACAAAGTTGTTGTAGAACTTCTGCTCTGCACTTGTAAGCTGTCTGAATCCTCTCTTGGCAAGGATTGTGTTATCGGCAGTTTCACCAATTTCCTGAGCAACGGAAATAATGGACTGCTGAATGCTATCAGCATAGGCGTTGAGAGCCTCGGTCATTTTTGCTTCATCTTTGGAATCAATGGCAGTTTTCAAGTTCTGCGCAAACTTTGCTTTTGCGTTCTTAATCGCATCAAGATTCTTCATTTTTTAAATCTCCTTTATAAATAATTTTTGTTTTTGAAGTATTCTTCAATAAAGCCAAAGCTATCCTTTTCTTCGGGATTTTTCGGTTTTGGCTCGGGTGGTGTCTGTGGTTCAGGCGGTTTAGGCTTTGTACCAAGCATTTTTGCAAGTTCTGCCGCTGCCTGTTTTGCTTTCGGGTTTTTCTTCTGCTGTGCATCATCAACGATTTCTTTTGAATCGGTTAAATCAACCGGATCAAGAATTTCATCACACAAGCCGATATTAAAGGCTTCCTCTGCCGTCAAAAATGTTTCAGCATCAAGAAGCGGCTCGAGGGTTTCCCTCGTGAGCTTATCGCCTGCGTGTACAAGATAAGAATTTGTGCTTGCTTCGCTGATTTTGTCGAGCTGGGTTGCAAATTCTCTGTGTTCCTTTGCATTGCCGTAGCAACCGCCAATCGCGTGATGAATCATCATTGTTGTGTTTGACGGCATTACAATCTTGTCAGCCGCCATTGCGACAACGGAGGCGATTGAACAAGTCATACCGTCAATGTATGCAGTGACCGGCACGCTCTGCCGCTTGAGCAAATTGTAAATTGACACGCCCTCATCAACATAACCGCCGATTGAGTTAATATAGAGCTCAATGCCGTTAATTGTTTCGGCTTTTTCGATTGCTTTACGAATATATTCAGCGCTTGTCTTGGATTCTACGAGGTCGCCCCAAATATTCAAGTAGCTCGGCTCAATTTCACCGTAAAGATATATCTGCAAGACACTCTGATTTTCTGCAATCTGTTTGATGTTGTAATTTCTACTTTTCATTTATTTATTCACCACCCTTCAAAGCATTTGCTATTGTTTGGTAATTCTTAGTAATGTAATATGTATGCGCCCAAGCCTCCGAGCAAGGGAGCATATTGCAATATTTTTGAGCCTTTGCAGGTGTCAGCACACCGCTGGCAATTGACTTATCAAGATTATTTGCCTGACTGATTGCGTCAATGTGTCTGACTGTCGTTGTGTCAATTAAGAGATAATTGCCTTTGTTAAATTCGGTGCTACCGAATCTCTTTTTGGTGATTTCCTGCTCAAACATATTTGCAATCGGATCAATTGCATTTCCAATAGCACAATCCATAGCGTCCGAGAGTTGAGAGGCTTCACCGCTTAAAATTGCCGGCGGAATATGCAAAGCGTTTCCAACCACCGTGTAAGCCTCAGTTCTCAATTTTTGAATATCGTTTATTTCGCTGTTTGTGGTTTTTCCCGCGTCTGTTGACGGCTCGGAGTATTTCATCCCCTTAAAAATCGGCATAACGGCATTTTTGTTCGAGTAAAAAGCTTTAAACTGTTTAGCTAAAACTTTGTTATAAGTTTCGGCAAAATTTTCGTCGCCAAAGCTATAATTTTCAAGTTCCAAAATGCCTTTATGTCCGACAGCCTTGTTGTACCTTTCCTGAGCCGATAACATTAACTGCTCATAAGTGTTGCACATGTCGGCTAACAATCCCCTCAGAGCGAAATTATTATATTGAAGATAAATTACTTCACTTTCAAAAAAAGTTCTCTGATATGTAAAATTTCGGCAAGTAACACTGCTGAAAGAATCATCAATCAATGCGTGTTCTGTTCTTGAAAAGCTGTCCGCAATTAAAAGCTGATTGTCGGCTGTTTCGATAACTAAAAGCTCATTGTCAAAAATCAGTTTTGCGACAGCCTGTGTAAAAAATTCGATTTTGGTTTGATGCTTATTTGGCGAATAGTTCCACAGATAGTATTCAGCTTTGCGACTTTCACGGTTATTGTTTACCGTCACAAATTCGCACTTTGCCAAGCTTCTTGCGATAAAATCAATCGCCGTAAATAAAGCAAGTTCGGTCAGGTGAAAACTCTGTTCGGTTGAGTGATTTTCAGATGTAAATTCCGCTGCAACTGCATCTTTTTTGCCGAAAATGCTACGGAAATAATCAATAATTTTCATTTTCTCACCTGCCTTTTTCAGCGTTTTTTATTCTTTCCTCAGCAATTTTGTAATACTTTTCGTCAAGCTCAACACCGATAAATTTGCGGTTTGTATTTATGCAGGCAACGCCTGTTGTTCCGCTTCCCATAAACGGATCTAAAATAGTGTTATTTTCTTTTGAACTGTTTCGGATTATTTTTTCAGTAATGTTAAGAGGTTTAATGGTTGGATGTTTCCACATTTTTTTGTCCTTTAGGTTTAAAGCACTTAAATAATATGTTTTTGCATCCTCGTAGCTGTGGGGAAAGCACTTACCTTTTCCTTTTCTGAAATAAAGTAAATATTCAGTGTCGCTTAAATATTTATTTGAATAGGTGGGCAAAGCGTTCGTTTTGTGCCAGCAAATAATATCAAATTTGCATTTAAGTTGCCCGACATAAAATTTTAAATAATCATATATTTGTGCTTTATTGCACCAAAAATAAGCATTGATTTCTTTCATAACTCGCAAAAATTCTTGTCCGAAAAGTTCAATATCATACCCATTAATTATTTTTGCTTTCTCGACATCCGCTAAAGATTCACTTAATTTCATTTTCTTGTTTACAGTTCCACCACCCTTTGTGTTTAACACATAAGGCGGATCTGTCAGTAACAGGTCAACGCTGTTATTGGGAATGTTTTTCATTAATTCAAGGCAATCGCCCTGAAAAAGTTTCACCATTTTTCATCACCTCACATTAAAATACAATCGCGTTAAAGCAATTCTCAATTTCATCAACCGTCATTGGCTGATTTTGTTTCAGCAAATCAAGCTGTGTATATGCGGCGACGAACGCCATAAATCCATCTGTTTTTCGTGATTTTGGCTCAATCTTTCCGTATATGATATTGCCGTTTTTATCCTCGACAGCCGATGTGTTGTTAGTGTACCAACGCATTAACGCCGAATCGCCCCAAACAATTCGGTGATTAGCGAAATCCGAAGCAATCAGAGGAGCTACAAGCATTTTATCTGAAGGCCTTACAAGTTTTAGATTGTTTCGTCCTTTGCGGTCGCATTCAAAACCCAACTGCATTAACGGCTCTTTGAGTAATGTATAGCGGTAGTTATCTAACGCTCCGCCGACAATGTTGTAATGTTCTTTCTGTTCTCTCAACCAATCAGCTACAATTTCGGGAGGTATTTCCGCTCCGTCAACCCTTTGTAAATCAAGCTGTTGAGCATAAGGGAATTTAATTCTGCCCAAATCCGCAGATTGCGAACAATACCACGAAAACGGCTTCCATACGATTTCACCGTCAATTAAGAACATTAAACCTATTCCCAAAAAGTCGGTCGTTTTCGTATAGTCAATGCCAAATATGCACGGCTTGCCTTCAAGGTCGGGGAGAGGTCTGTTTGTCGCTTTGATATTGTCCCATGAAGTTACAGGATTCGCTTCTGTTCCCTGTGGACGGTTCATTCTCTTCGTCATGAATGAAGAGTTATTATTCGGATCAATTTTCCAATTTTCATATTCCTTCCGAAGTTCTCGGAGTAAGTTTGGGAAATATTGCAAGCTTGGATTTGTCTTATACCAATTTTTCTCGTCGTGAACCTCTTTGTCATCGTTCAAACGGCAAATAAAATAAAGCGTGCCATTGTCAGGCGCATCACCATTCAAGACTTCAAGCCCTCGTGCAAATTCTTGGTCAAGCGGACCGTCTCGAACATTTCCCATAGTCGTCGTGGTCGTCGTTCTTGGCATCGGCTTTTTTCCTAAGCCTGTTGTAAAAACGTCAATCAAGTTGTAGTTTTCGTAAGCGTGCTTTTCATCGAAATCAACCTTACCCGGTCTACCGCCGTCTTTCGTTTTGCTGTTCGATGTTCTGTATCTGATTGTTGAGTTTGTTTTTATATTTACAATTTCGGTTTTATTCCACTTAAAATGCCGCTGCATTTTGGCTGAATTGTTTTCCAAAATTTCGTAAATGTCGTTAAAGCTTGTTTTTGCTTGTTCTTCCGAAGTCGCGCAAATGTCGATGTCGTAGTTTTTAATACCATTCACCGGCGTTATAAGCGCAAAATCCTCAAAAGCTAAATAGCCATTCTTACCTGCGCCCCTCCCAACGATGATTACAAGGTCGGGAAACCTTAAAACACCGGGAGAGGAGTATGTACAATTATGCAATGTAAAACAGAATTTTTCCCACTCGAAAAGTTTATAAGGAAAATATTTCTGCAAAGCTAAATATTTTTCAAGCTGTTCTTCGTCGACGTAAATTTCTTCGTTTTCAAAGACATTTTCAACAAATTTTATCAGCTGAATTTGCTCACGGCAGACACGATATTTACCGCTTTTAACAAGGTCGATGTAATCGTCTATGATTTTACAGTTCGTCATCCGAATCACTTTCGACTTTGTCAATTGACAGCCCCATTTGTGAGAGGATCGCTAAACGCTGTTTGTTGTACATTACGGCATTTTTTACAGATGGGTTGTCCTTCATATACTCTTTGCCTGTGGCGCTGATAGCTTTGTATGTCAAGCCATTTTTGCGGATGTCCGCCTGCATTTTACGCTCAAGTTTAGTGCAGAAGATGTAACTGTCAATTAAATCTCTATAGACTTCAATGTTTGCCCCTTTCAAAGTCAGTTGCTCAATTAAGCTATCCTTGATTTCAGCAATTTTAATCTGCGCCATTTTGTTCTCTCCTCTCTGAAAATTTCTCGTGTGCGTGCGCGAGACCAAACTGTCGTGCCTTTACACCGTTATCCATTGACCTCAGAATTTTTCGATTTTTTACCCGGGGGTATGTCTTTTTTTCGACTTACCACCTCTCGGCAAACTCATCTTTTAATTTTTTTGGTTCATATTTGTGATGTTCCTTGTAATGGCAATCCTTACAAAGGCATTCAAGGTTGTTGATATCAAGAGCAAGGTCAGGTCTTGCCTTGAGGTATAGCTTGTGATGCACGGCTTCACAAGGGCTATACTTACCCACAGCACGACAGCGTTCGCATTCGTAATGTTCTTTCGCTTTTTTTGCATCTCGAACTTTTCGCCAATCGGCTGTTAAATAGAATCTATATGCCTTGCCCTCACGGATTTGGCGGACGATCCAGTCCGTAGTTACTTTTCGTTTTATCATTACAATTTAATTTTACAACAGGTTTAATCGCTTCTACTGACATCTTTCTTTGTGCAATATGTACAAATGTTAAGCCCACGAAGTTTTGCGCAAAGCAATCGTGCTTCTTTGAGCCATCTAAACACCGTGCGTTCGTCTGTATAGTTATTGACAGCAAACTTGGTCACTCTCAAATTTATTTCACCTTTGTGCAACGGTTTTGTTGGTGCAACAAAGTAAACAGCGCTGACAGCTTGACAGATGTAGTCTTTACCGCTATTGGTCAAGGCATTAAGTGTGTCTGTCACAGCAAGCAGGTCAAGTTGTAATGCTCGGTGCATTGTCTTGTCAGCTACAACCTGTGCTTTGCTTGGAAATCCAAGAGAGGCATAAAGTCTAAACTGTGCAATTGTATAATCTCTTGTTGTGTCTCTCAAATCCTTGCACCTCCGATTTTCTTGTGTTTATGGCTATTGGCCAAGTAAGTAAAATGAAAAGACGCACCCGTGAAGTCATTTATCCACATTTCGTCTTTGTAAAAATAATATCCTTCGGGACAAGGCAAAGCCTCACCTCGTTCGAGTTTTCTGTATTCTCGTTTTTTTCCTTCAACAACTTTGACCTCAGGCTTATTGAGATTGCGAGATGTTTTCAAGCGCTTCTTACCATTGACATCTTTGCGTATGTATTTTGCAAGGTCAGCATAGTTTCCGTCTTGGTAGAGCGGAGTGAAATTGATTCCGTTTTTCCACGGCCAGCATTTTGTTAATATTTCTCTTGCGCAATCCTCAATCACAATATGCAAATGCCAATTCTTTCCGAGTTTGCCGCATTCGCAGAACCCGATGTATTTAAACTTGATTTGTTTTTTCTCTGTTCTGCGTTTTACTCTTTTAAAAAAATTTGAGACAACCCTCTCAAATTCATCTTCGGTAAACTCGCCAAACGGAGCGGAGAATCTTGCGAACCAGTCGCCCTCAGAAAAGTTGCAGAGGATAAGCCTCTGCGTGTGTTGTTCTCCTCTGATACGGTTTGCTTTGGCTTGCTTTTCGTTTGTTCTGGATTGATTGATTTGTCGAGCAAGATTTTTCTTATTACGTTTGCGAATGGACTTGTAATATTTAACCTCAAGCAAAGGGCCTGATTTAATTTCACACTTGTATGTAAACATATTAAACTTCCCATTATATATGTAAAAACTAAAACGGTCACTTAATTAATTCCTTGAGCGGGATAGTTAAAGGGTATTTCAACCCTTTTATTTGTGACTATTTATTATTCTATTTTCTCATTAAAAAATCAGATGATATAAATATGCAGTAACCCAATCTGACCACTTGAGTTACTGCTCTGTGCAACCTTGCCGCTGCAATTGTGTGTTTGATTTTTGGTGCATTCTTTTGTAACAGCTTAATCAAAACGGAAGTCGTCGCTTTGATTACTTTTTTAATATAGGATTAACTTGATTTGAATTTCCTTTAAGATTTTGCAGCCGGCAAGAATATTGCCTTATTAAATGCCAAAGTATTCTTTATAGCTTTTTGCGATACCCTGACAATTGTCAGACTTAACCGGCACGTGACAAGCTACCTTTCTAATGTTATCAGCATCCAATTCTTTAAAAATTTCTGATGCTCTCGTTTCTTCTGTCGATTTATAAAATTTAAAAAGCAAATCCACAAAAGGTATGTTGCCGAACTCATTCAAAAATGCTGTATCGTTTTCGGTTAGTGTTTTTAAACATTTTTCTTTATATGTATCCGATGCGTCTGACAAAATGAAAAGTTTGTTATAAACATCATGCTTGGTGAGCAGGTCAATTATCTGTAAAGCAATTTGCAATACATTAGTATCGTGTTCGGCAATCGCCTTTGACAACTCCGTTAATTTGCAAGAAGTTTCTTTCGTCCTTTTTATCCATTCGATGTGTTCCTTGTTTGCAAAAAAAGTGTCAGTCCTAAACCTGCGATACTCTTGTAGGAGCTTGTATTTGGCCTTGACACAAGACTTGGCTGATAGCAAGCCTATCTTTGTGCAGCTGTATATGGCTGACATTGACAACACTAACCAACGATTTAACATATCCAAGCTATTGAGCGTAGCCACATCAAGGGCACCGTCAATAAAACCTATCACAAGCCGGTCGAGTTCTGACAATGTTTCTGCCGCTGTCGGCTTGTCCTGCATTTCCGCTGCAACTGTTTTTTTGGATTCAGCCATTGTTGCTTGCCTCACTTTCAAGCCATTTTTTTATAATTTCTTTATTTTCAAGACAATCTTCATTTTCAAGACAAGAAGTATCGCAATCTTTGCAATAATCGCAAACATTGTTATTTAATGCATCAAGCACAAAATGTGTCATCTGCTCTTTGCTCATTGATTTGATTTTTTCAAAGTTAGTCATCGTTATCTCCTCCCCAACCTGGATTGTCAAAAATATTGCCGATAACTTCAATATCTTTTGATTGATAGTGTCTGCCTAATCCCTCGTAGATTGAATTATACACAAATCCAAATTCAGTTTCATCGGCATCATACTGAACGATTCCATAGTCGTCATAACCCGAGCGGTAAAGAAAATCAATGATATCTCCCTCGAAAATCTTTGTGCCGTTCTTGTCAGTCAAGCCTGTGTACTGTCCGACTGTGTCAGCGTCAATATGCCACACATTTGAGCTTTCGTTCTTGTATGGCTCTTTGATTACCAAGCCTTTTGGTTCAATACTTAAAAATCCGTACTTCCATTCGTTTCCGAATTTTCCTCTGAATAATATTTCTCTCATCATTTTTCACTCTCCTTACCTGTTTTATTTTGCTTTTCAAAGTAAAATTCAATTGGATTGTCCGTCTTTTGAATCAATCCGTACTTTACAGCTAATCGAAAAATAAAGACTTTTTCGAGCCTCGAAAGCAACTTACCCAATTCTTTTTTTAAATCTTCGACTGTCCTTGTTGACTTATAAAAATTGCACATTCTGCAAGCAGGATTATAATTTTCGATGTCATTCGCACCATTGTACCAGTACACGCTCTGTATATGGTCAACCTGCATGTCCTTTAATTCGAGTTTACAGCCGCAGTACGCACACCTTCCGTTGTACTTCTCATAAACTTTAAGCCTTGTTGCTTTTGATATTGATTTTCTCTGACTCAACCAAATCACTCTCCTTAATCAATCATTTTTTCCTCCTAATCTGCGTAATCGTAGAAACCGAGCGGTTTAATTTTTCTTGCGGCGATTTGCGCTACAAATTCTCCGTAGCTGTAACTTGTGCCGTGCTTTGCGTTGTAATCAGAACAGTAAAGACACATCTTGTCTATTCGGTCGAGTTTCTTCTTGCGACCTCGTTTCTTTTTTTCTTCACTCATTTATTTCACCTAATTTCAAATACTTTAATATTTTTTCGCTTGCCTCGTCGCAACCATAACATACAGCGACAGCGTAGCCTTGTTCATTAAGGCTTTTAAGCCATTCGGTTTGTTTTTCAGTCGGCTTATTCTTACCGTATTTTAATTCGATGAACAGACCGTGATAGCTTCCACGGCCAACCGGCAAAAACAAATCCGGCACACCTGCCTTTACTCCTTGCTTTTTGAGGTTGGCTGCTTCAAGTTTGTTCCTGCTTCCGCCGTTCGGAATGTGGAACATCAAATCAATTTCAGGATACTTTGCCCGGATGAAAGTCGTCCATTGAAATAACTTCCGCTGTTGGTCAGCTTCATACTGCTTCATCGGCAGGTCATCCTTTCTCATTTTTCAAAATCATTTCACTTTCGATGTAGAGTGCTTTCAAACTGTTTACAAGATTTTCGTCAACGATTTCGCAGGCGGCTATAAACCCGTAGGCTATCATACCGAATTTAATAGCAAAGTAGGGAACACTTTTTGAATTGTATCTTAATGTCAATGACATTTCTTGTTGCGGCATATCTGCAAACGGACTGAGATAAGTACGGTCGATGAACATAAGTCCCTCAGATGTGCTTATTGGTAATAATATTTTGCCATTATACGCAATTTCGATGTCCCACATTTCAGCGAGTGACTCATCCGCTGTACTGTCATTAACATCAATTTCAGGTTTTCCCTTTGCGATAATAAATGTAATCTTATCTCTTTGCGCATCGTTTATGTCATACAACTTACATATGTAGTTTTCATTCAACAATGGCAGTTCAAAAATTGGATAAACCGCATTGCCGTCCGAAAGCCACTGTTCTCCTTCGCTGGTCATAGATATATAAATTGACTTGTTCTTTTTACATATGTCGAATGCTTTTTTTATTTTCATTGTTAAACCTCATTTCAACAGTTCATCTATCGAAATTTTAAATAAATCTGATATAGCTATTATGGTATTAATATCAGGTTCAAATTTTCCCTGCTCATAGTAAGATATACTTGTTCTGCTCAAACAGAGCTTTTCACCTAATTCTTCCTGCGTTAATTTATGTTTAAGCCTTAACGCTTTTAATTTTTCGGGGAATGCCAATATTATCACTCCTATTTATCTAACATATTTTTGATGTGCCTGATAAACATCAGATTCATCAGATCTTGCGTATATTTGTGTTGTAGTCAGTTCTTCGTGGCCAAGCATTAGTGATACTTGTTCAATTGGCATGCCGGCTCTAAGGGCATCGGTAGCCATGGTTCTTCTGAATCTATGTGGGTGACAATTTTCAATTCCAATGTCTTTACCAAGCTCACGAATGATATTTTCTATTTGTCCTTTTTCAAGCCTTTTGTATTCACCTTTTATTTTAATTTTACTAACGAACAAAGCATTGTTGGTGTCTGATCTCGTATTTTCGTATTTTTCTAAAGCAAGTTTTGCTTGTGCGTTAAGATATACGTATCTTTGTTTGTTACCCTTGCCTGTGATAATCAGTTTATCATCTTTAATGTCACTGCGATTTGCATTTTCCACTTCTGTAACTCGACATCCTGTCGATAATAGAAATTCTATGATTGCCTTCAACCTCAAATCTTTTCCGGCAGCATCTCTAATTTTTTCGGTTTCAATCGGTGTAAACGGCTTTCTGATTACCTTTTCAGCTTTTATTTTTGTGATTTTTTCTGCCGGATCATTTGGTATGTAGCCTTCAATTCTCAGTGTTTTAAAAAATGATTTTAAGTATCTTAATTTTGTATCAAGATAACTGTTTGATACATTTTTATTTAATTGTTCAAAAGCAAGGTATGCACGAATATCATTAACCTTAATGTCTGCGATAGGCTTATTTATTGCTTTAAGCATCATTTGTATTTCATTGTTATAAGCTTTTAGACTTTTGTCAGTTAAACCACTAATTTTTTTAATGGCTAAAAAAGTATTTACTAATTTTTGATTCGGAGTAACTGTTTCGGTGGATAAAGCGTAGGTTTCTTTTTTTAGAGAATATTTTGTCAACAAGACTGACAAAATTTGCTCAACCTTGTTTGCCTCATTCACAGACATATACTTTAGGCATTGTGTTGTTGCCATTCGTACGAATTCTGTTTTATCATCCATAGATACGCCTTCTTTACTTTCGGTTTTGCTTTTGTTGCAGTATTGCATATTTTTTTCGCGCTTGATATAGGCGAGCTGACCTGCAATCGCTACAAAAATCAGCACTTTTTCGTTCAAAAAAATCTTTTCCACAACGCTTACAATGTTGTACGGGTATTCTTTTAAATGATGTGCAACTGTCGCAATCTTTTTCGCATGCAATACAGCCTTTGATATTGCTCCAATTCAAGCACATATCCTTTTGCCAATATTTACTGTATTCCTCATCAACATTTGAATTCATTTTTGCAACACAACGTAAATCTCCTGCGATGATTGATAACAATAGATTAGCTTTGTTTTTTTCTTCGTTCGACATAAGTCGCTTGTATTTTAACGGCTTGTCAGGCGTTCCGTCTCCAAAGTTTCCGTTGCCTATGTAATTTCGCACTTTATCAAGATTTTCCGTGAGATACTTATCGAACACACGTCCTCTGATAGCCTTAACTGATCGACCGATTCTGTCGGATATTTCTTCATATTTGCTTCCGCATTTAATCATTTCGCCAAGTAAAGTGTATTCTGATTCAGTCCATTTTTGATGGTTATCAGCTTTTATCGGTCGGTATTTGATGTTTAGGTCATTAATTCTGCGCTGTATAGCTCCTTCGCTACGGCACAATATTTGTGATAGTTCTTTATAACCATACTTTTGCTTTACAAGCAATTCTTTGAGAAGGTTATCTTCTCTGTTTGTCCACGGAGTTGCTTTAATAAGACTGTTCCTTAATATGTCTGCCTCTCGTTTTGGGTTTACCCAATCAGGCTCAGGTCCTAATTGATATCTTTCAAGTTTCGAAAAATCTAAAAAATATTGATTTTTCTCTGCCCACATCCAAAATTCATCTATGTAAACAACGATGAAATTTGTTTTTGAACTTCTTGATATGTTGTGAGTAGGCAGATTCCTATTTTTTACCCACGATGTTTTTAGATAACTGGCAGAAGTGTTTGGACGAATGAGTTTATAAAGATTGCTTATTGTGATGTATCTATAGCCATTAGTCAAGAAAGGTCCTAAGTTTAACTTACCGGCTTTTAGCCTTATCGCACATTCGGATCTATCAAGGTGTTTTGTTATAGTGGCCATATTAACGTTGCCCCAAGCAGATACAAGATAATCTATTTCATCGGCCGTCCATGTTTTATTTAGCCTCGACATTTTGTAAATCTACCACCTTACGATCTCATTAAGCTGTTTTTTAATGATTTGTAAAAGCGCCTCTTCTTGCATAGATTCATACCTTCTTATAGCAGTTTTGAATGTGAAACATTGGAGTTGTCCCACCTCTTCATTGCATTGTATATTTCAGGTTCTAAATCAAATGTTCTTCCGATATATCTAACTTCGTCGAAATTAAAAAACTGATTATATCCATTTTTATTAACTTTGACAACATTGTTATTTATGGCATAATCAGAAACATCATCAATATATATGCTTGAACCGTCTTTAAATTTTATTGTGATAATGTTTACATCCATTTTCTTCACCTAAGCGGACCATCTGCACCTGCTCCGCTTTCAATGTCAGAATTTATTTAAAGAGGAGTAAACGAGTTTTATATAACAAGCTGTGCAGAGCTTGTTATCGGTTAATTTGTTCGGGCATCTGCACCTACCCGAAAATACAATTAAAGAAAGAAGGTATAAAATGAGATATATATAATCTCACAAGTGCAGTTGTGTGATTAACTTATTAAATTTTCAGCACAAGAACATTTTGCGGACATCAGCAAAATGTTCTTTCATTTGACTTCACCGGAGGTAAAAATCGGATGTGTGCCGTCACGGAGCTGTATCTCTTCGTCACTCATCACATAGCCGAGTTTGCAGAGTAAAGCATAAAATTTGTTTAAATCCGGGCTGTTTTTTCGGCTGATCGTTTTGCTGTTATAGTCTACATAAATAAAGCTTAAATTTTCATAAGTTCTTTGGCACAAAGCGTATGCCGTCGCCATAAGCATTCTACCGCTGTTATCGCTCCAGTGTTCGTTGATGTAGCTGTCCGTGTTTTCATCATCTTGATTCTCGACTACTTCGCCAAATCTGTATGCCTTGTTAATGACGCCTGCCGCCAATTGGGCGACTATAAATTTCACAAGCTCCTGCTTCTTGTTGCTGTCATTGAAATTCGCATCAAGCATAAAGTCTCTTCTGAGAGCCTCACAGCGTTCGTCTATTTCTTCCGTCTGTTCTTCAAGCTCATCCCATCTCTGCTCTTCAAGCTTTCGCTTTTCTTCTTCGGCATCGTTCTTTTCCTGCTTTTCCAATGCTTCTGCGTAAATGTAGACGGTTGAGCCGTAAGCAAAATAAAAATATCTGTTCCTGCCGTCCGCAAAGTCTTTACCGATCAAATCTTTGAGCGCGAATATTCCTGTGTCTTTGTAATTGTCTGGAATTTCGTTATATTTCTGCACTTTAGTCATTCCATGTTCAAGACAGAGCTTTTCAATTTTTTCTTTTTCTTCATCTGTCTCCTGCTTTTGCACGGCAGAATACAAAAGATTGTCGAAATTATTCGTTCCGATTGATTTAAGCAATTCATTTCTTGCATCAATATTCTTAATCTGATTCAGACGCTCGTAGTCTGCCAATGTGGGTTGTCTGAGCTGGCTTTCTTTGAAAGCTTCTTCATCAAGCTCACAGAGTTTTACTCTCCGCCTTATTTTGCTTTCTGAAAATCCTGTTTTCTCGGCAATCTCTGCAACCGTATCACCGAGGTCAAGCAAGAGCTGACAGCCCTTAGCCTCTTCGTATACAGTCAAGTCTGACCGCTGCATATTCTCGGTGAGCATCGTTGACAGCTGTTCTTTCTCCGTCATTTCTACGATTGCACAAGGCAGTTCAGTTAATCCTGCCTGCTTTGCGGCCGCAAGCCTACGGTGTCCAATTATAACAGTAAAATCATCCTCGTTATCATTGTTTGGCACAACGGTAAGGTTCTGCAAAATTCCGTTCGCCTTGATAGATTCCGCAAGCTCCGTCACATCGCCGATAACCTTTCGAGGGTTCTGTGGATGTGGGTGCAGTTTGTCCACTGCTATCATCTGTAATTTAGATTTTCTTTCCATTTTTATAATCTCCTTGATTTTGTCAAGGCTATCTGCTATAATGTTGTTGAACAATATTTGTACAGCAGATAGCCTTGTGTTATCGGCGGACCGTTGATTGTAGTGCAAGCAATCAACGGTCTTTTTCTTTTGTGTTTAAAATGTAATCAATCATATGCAAACACGCTTTAATGTTTACAGCCGATGGATTTAATAAGCGTTCACGCATATCCTCGAGTATCTTCGGTATGTTGTCGATAAAATCAATTGTGTATCCTGTATTCTCATAGTCGTAAAGTTTGCGAATACAACCGTAAAACTCATGCGGAACATCTTTACAATCGTGTGTTTTGCCGTAGATGTCCTTAACCTTGATTTCACTGTCTTGATTTAAAGTTAATCTTTTCATCGGTTACACCTCTTTGCTGATAAAATCTGTAGCACGATATAGCGTTACGTAATCCCCCTCAAGGTCGTCATCGTAATACTGTGCAGTTTCATCGCCCATCGCTTTAATTATCACGGCGTAGTAATCTTCTTCCCATTCTTTCGCAGCTTCAATTATTTCGTCGAGCGTAAACTTGCCTTTGGCTTTTCTGAGCTTCAAATGCCAGCGTCCCTCAACATCATATCCGCTTTCGACTGTTGTCCCTTTTTTCATTTGCGGACACCCACACATTCAAAACCGAAGGATTCTGCCTCTGCTGATTCATACATTGAAAGTTTTTCACAGAGTTTAGTATTCTCGTTTTTATAACCTCTTAATGCATATTGAGCGTTTGTGCTATTTTCTTCGGCTTGGGATTTATCAAGGCGAGCTTTTTTTAACTCATTTTTAAGATTTTTGTTTTCTTCTCTTAACTCCTTAACATCTTTGAGCAGTTTTCTGCGTGTCGGGTAATTTCTTAACCACATTTGTTACACTCCTTTTCAGTTAATGCTGTATAGATTTCTCTTTCTACGAGCATGCAATCTTTGACTTCGCAAAGTGTGAAATAAAGTATCGGTTCAACGGTTTCGCCGTCTGAAAGTCGTACTGCATAAAAATCGTTGTTTTTTATGTACCATTTGCCATCTGAGGCTAATACAAAAATATCGCCTTTTTTCAAGTCTTTAAAAGCGATATATTCACGGTTATTTGCACGGTTATTTGCAATGATTTCCATATATTCACCTATTCTTTCATTTATTTGATTTTCGACATCTCGTATGGATGTCGATTTTATGACTGATGTAATTAAAAAAGTCATAATTCTTAGAGCGTTCGGCTCGGCGATTGTCACACTTTGATTTGTATTCAAGATATTTTTCACAATCTGTGTGACATCTTGTTGTTCGTATCTGACAGCCGTAGCACGGCGAATTTATCATTTTTACGCCGTCCTTTCGTTGATTGTATTTCCGCTGCCGAGTAATTTGTTGAGCAGGGCGGTAAGCAATGATATATCTGCACCGCTTGCATAGGTCTTTAGCCGGTCAATCGGTATGTTATAGCTCCAACGCCCTTTGTCGCTCTGTACGGCTGAACCGATAGGCAGGGTTTGTTTTTTTAAGCCTTCATAAACATAATTGAGAGCAACTCCGAGATATTCAGCCGCCACGGTCGGCGGTACATCTCTGTATTCCTGATTTGTTTTAGGGTTGATAAGGATTTTGTCGTTCATTTAATCACCTCAAATCTATATTGATCGTACAAGTGCCGATTTTTGCATTCGTGATACACTGTGCAACACGCTTATTCCAATTTTTGATAGCAGTTGCTCTGTCGGTGCTGTAATCACCAAAACAGGTAGCCGAGGCACAATTATCATTAGTGCACTCAAACATATACATCTCCTCGTCAGCGTCTTTATGGCTTATATTCTCAACTGTTACCTTGCTTCCGCAGAACGGACAAGGCTTAATTTTCAGTTTAGGCATTGTTTTCCTCCTTCTTATCCATTTTTGCACCGCAATAAGGGCAATATGGATACAAATCAAAGCCCTCGTAAAAAGTGAAAAAATTTTTACACTCAGAACATAAATAATTTATATAGCCGACACCCCCACTGTCGTGTTCCCACTTTCCGTGCCTGATTTCTTCCATTTCACACACCGTAGCATGATTGGGTTTACTACCGTCAACTTCGATAATATGCTTAACTGTTTCGGCATTTCGTTTTGAATTAAAGTATATCGTGTTTACACTACCGTCTGCGAACGGTATATCCAAAGCATAGTCACCGCAAAAATCACGGATTTTTAATTCTTTTTCAATCATCGCTCTTCACCAATCCTCTCCGTCAAAACTTAATTGCCCCGGTAAAACACCATCCTGCATCCACCAGTGATAAACCTCAAGTCCGTTTACAGCTTTTATGATTGCCACTACTGCTACTACGGTAGCAACTACCGCATATATGGTTAGTGCCATTTTTATCATTCCTTTCTGAGGTAATAAGTTAAGCAGACTGCTTAAAAAACTGCCTTGGATCAACATCAAGCACCCGACATATTCCCAAAAACCCTTCTGCTGTAACCTTCTTGTTGTGTTTTTCTCCTTAAAATGCTAAAATCAAATTGTAAGGAGGTGATGCTTATGCGTTTAAATAACGACTGTGTTCGTGATATTCTTTTGAGTGTAGAAGAAGTGTGTGACTTCAACGAATCCTTTCGATACAGTAAATTCAGCAACGATTTTGAAAGGCTTCAACCATACTCTCATGACGAAATTATCTACCACATTAAACAATGCAAACTTGCAGGTTTAATTACTTCAATGATCGGTGCTGACGGTGGCGACTATTTAGAAGTAGGTGATTTAACTCCCGAAGGTCACAAGTTCTTAGCGAATATCCGTAATGACGATATATGGAATAAAGTTAAGAAGATTGCCGGAACCGTGGGAAGTCACTCGCTTTCTGCAATAACACAAATATCAGCGAATGTTGTTACTCAGCTTATAAAAGCTCAATTTGGAATTACTTAAATCTTATTGTCTTGCCGGCGGCTTCTTTGGAGCAGTCGGCAAGTTCTTTGTCTGTGGGTATCCTAAAATTTTTCGTACAATAAACCACCATTGCTCTTGTAGCAATTTTCCATTTTACAGCTTTTATGATTGCAATTACTGCTACTACGGTAGCAACTACCGCATATATGGTTAGTGCCATTTTTACCATTCCTTTCGTTAAGCTGTTCACAATTTTTTCACAAACAAATCGTAAGGGACTTTTAAAGCATCACAAATTTTGATATATTCATCGGCTGTGAGTTTGCGTTTACCTTTTAACGATAAGTTAAGTGCATTGGTTGTCATCCCTGAACGTTCTGATAAATATGTTTGCGTGATGCCGTTATTCTCAAGATACGACCCGATAGCTAAATACAAATTCATTTTTTTCACCTCTTTTCAAATTAAATTTGATTACAATTTGATTATATACAAATTTGATTTGATTGTCAACGGTTTTTTCAAATTATTTTTGATTTTTCTTTAAAAAATAATTGACTTTTTCAAATTTCGCTTGTATAATAAACTCAAAGAGGAGGTTATTCAAATGATATTTGATTATACTCATTTAGGTAATCTATTAAAAGGAGCAAGAGAGTCGATTGATATGAAGCAATCTGAAGTTGCAGAACTTATCGGATGCTCAGCTGCTAACATAAGTAGTTGGGAAAGAGCGAAAAGCAAAATTGACATAGAATCTCTTGTTTCATTGTGTAATATATATGGAATAAATTTTAGTGATTTAATAAATAAAGTTCATACAAAACAAGTTTCTGAATTTACTGGAACAGAAAAAGGTTTAATAAAAAAATACCGTGCACTTGACAACTATGGTCAAGAAGTAGTTGATAAAATATTAGATATTGAATATAGAAGATGTATAAATCAAGCTGACTTGGTGTCGTCTTTAAACAATAATCTAATACCAACCGTAAAAGCCGCACGAAGTGACGGCAACAATCAGCCTATCGAAATAGTAAATTTACCTGATCTTAGTAAGTTTGAGCCTGACGATACAGATTTATAAGTACATAATAAAAAACACCTCATAGGTTACAATACCTATGAGGTGGTAAAACTTGAATTATGGACAATATAAAAATGCACGCAATGCCTCTTGGCAATGTTTGATTGATTATAATATAAACAGTCTGCCTGTTAAAGTCAGTCAGATAGCTAAGCAAGCCGACATTGTTTTACTGAAAAATTCGGTGGCCAATCTGCTAAGCAAAAACGAGAGCGGTACAACGCTTATACAAAATGATAAGTTGTATATCGTCTATGCCGATGAGCAATCTCCTCAGCGTTGTAGATTTACAATCGCACACGAACTCGGTCATATATTTTTAGGCCATTTGTTCAGCAAAGACGGCAACGGATTTGCAACAATCGACGATGCCGAACATTCAGCAAATGTATTTGCTCGGGATTTACTCGCCCCTGCCTGTGTCCTTCACGAATTGCACGCACTAACTTCCGCTGCTATTGCAGAATTATGCAACATCAGTCTTGAGGCGGCGACCTACAGGGCTGAACGAATAGCAGAACTCGAACGCAGAAAAGCCTTTTATCTGCACCCTCTTGAACGGCAAGTAAAGGAGCAATTTGCGGATTTTATCAACAAAAAGAAAAACCTACCATAGCGGCAACTATGGTAGGTAAAATAGGAATAGTGAGAAGTCTGAACCTCTCTAATATTATTTTAATACATGATATATATATTGTCAATATATATATCAAAAGAGGAGGGTTTATAAATGAAATGTCAAAAATGCGGTTCTGAGGTTCCTGTCGGTGCAAAGTTCTGTAACGAATGCGGAGCGAAGATTGAACAGGTTGCTCTGTTTAAAGACGACGAATCTAAAAACACAGAACCCTGCAAGTGTGAAAGTTGCGGTAACATCATACCGAATAATTCAGTATTTTGCCCGATATGCCATACATATCAAAAAAACAAATTCAGCCCTACGGGAGAAGCTGAAAAAACGACTGAAAAAAAGCCTATATATCGCACTCCACATTTTTACATTGCTTTGCTGATAGCTTTGATATTGACCACCACTGCGGTAACTGCCATTTCGCAATGTAGCAACCAACCTGATATTCAAGAACCGGTAACAACTTCTACCAATCAAACCTCTAACGATACCTCAGAAACCGATTTGTTTGAGTGGTATGATATAACTCCTTTTTCTATTGATATTCCTAAAGAGTGGACGCATAAAGCTCATGACGGTTACCATTATTTTTACGATCCTGACGGAAACAGGCTGTATATAAGTTCATCTCAATCGAATATTTCACCATCTCAATTTACCTCAGGCTATGTAGACAGCTTTCTTGATGGCTTTGCAAATTCGTTTGATGACTTTGAAGAAATAAGCAGAACTACAACTCATATAGATGACTTTCTCGCTTATCGTGTAATAGCAAATTTGGAATTATCCGGAGATAAGTATTACGGCACAATGTATGTGTGGGTGACGAAGAATTATTTGTGTTGTATGCTTTTCACAACCGAAGGCGATGAGCAATCTGAAGAATTTGATTTTTATGAAGACATCATTGTTAATTCTATAATAACATATTCTTCAAAAGATGTTCGTTCACCTGAAGAAGATTCAGCAGAAAAAGCTACTGAACCCGAAACAGAACCGCCTACCGAAAAACCTACAGAGTTTAAAGATACTTTAACCGAGCTTTATTCAGATAGCGACATAGCCGTTTATTACAGCGATACGGAGCAGGCTCCTTATTCGGATGAAGAAGTTGATGTTCATTTTTATATAAAAAATAAAATGGATAAATCTATAACCGTACAAGCCGACACCGTCATCTTAGACGGAAGAAGCTACAACAAGTTAGTCTGTAGCGCTCCGATTTCAGCACACAGCGAGGGCATGATTGAAGTCAGTGTGAAAGATTGTAAAAACTTCAATCCATCAACCGTAGGAGCTGATTTAATATATTTCGATACAGATACCTATGATAATGACGTTAAAATGAACCTTGTCAGCAAGAAAGTAAAATAAAATAAAAAAATCCGCCCTACCCTGCGCCAACAGGATAGAGCGGAGACCATTACAACGGGTGCAATGGTGCATTTTTCTTAGCAAATATATTGTACCACACCCCTGCGAAAATTACAATATTTTGCAGGGGATTTTTGCACCCTTTTTTAAGGAGCAAAATGATGAAAAAATGTATAAACCGACGGTGTAACCGAGAATTGCAGGACAATTTTGCGTATTGTCCTTACTGCGGTAAAAATCAATCATCTGACAAGCCGAAAAACAGGCGCAGAACAAAAGGTACAGGAAGCATTTACATTCGCAAAGACAGCAAATCAAAACCGTATGCCGCTGCAAGCTCTGTCACAGGGAAACAAGTTTATTTGGGAACTTTCGCCACAAAGCGAGAGGCAGAAAACGCACTCAAAGATTATGAGTACAATCCCGTCAATGGCTTTAATATGACACTTGAGCAATTACACGATAAATGGGTAAAAACTAAAGCATATAAAAAACTTGGTGACAGCGTAAAAAGCAACTACGCAAGCGCTTATATCAAGCTAAAGCCCTTGTACAAGCGTAAATTTAGGGATTTGCGCACATCAGACTATCAGTACATCGTGGATTATTACGAAAATCCACATCACGAGGTCGGCGCAGGCGGAAAACTGAAATATCTTTCACCAAACGGCAAAGGTACTTACAAGGTCACGAACACACCGAAAATCTGCCAAGGCTTAGGCTACTCGGCGCTACATAAGATTAAATGCTTCGTCACAAGTCTTTACGATTTTGCAATGAAAGAAGATATTGTAAATAAAGACTACGGCACATTTATAGAACTACCCGAACCCGAAGAGGTAAACGCTACACGCTTTACCGATGTGCAGCTTGAGCTAATACGACAAAACATAGGCAGAGTACCTTATGCCGATTATGTTTATATAATGTGCTACCTCAATTTTAGAGTGAGCGAATTTTTGTCACTTACAACTGACCAATACCATGTAAGTGAGCAAGGAATACCTTACTTTATCGCAGGCATAAAGTCAGATGCCGGCAAAAATCGTGTTGTACCTATCCACCCTAAAATTTTAAAATTGGTTGAGAACTGTATAAATCACAAAGGTGAAACAATCTTCTGTCGAACACACGAAGGTTCAGAGTTTGGCAAAGCGATGAACAAGGATTATTTCTTGAAATACGGTTTTCGCCCGGCGATGCAGGCTCTCGGCTTGGGTGATGAGTTCACTCCGCACTCCTGTCGTCGAACATTTTCGACCCGCATGTCAGCGGCAGGCGCACGAGAAGAGGACATCATTGCTCTCATGGGGCATACAGATTACAAAGTTGATATTGACCACTACATCATCCAAGAGGTTGACACTCTTTACAATGCGATCAAATTATTGGCGTAAAAAAAGCCGTCCGATTACATTTCGGGCGGTTTTTATTATGGAAAATCTGTAGTTTATCTGTAGTATAAGAGATTAAAAGGCATAAAAAGAAGTGAATAATTTTGAAAATCGAAAATATTATAAACAAAGCAAAAAGCCAGTAAACAAGCCGTTTTTGGCTTAATTACTGACTTCTCTCGTGGCTCCCCCAACTGGGCTCGAACCAGTGACATCATGATTAACAGTCATGCG